CTCCAGCGCCTCCGCTAGCGCGACGTGGTGCTCGTAATTGTACGGCTGCGTTTTTGAGTAGTGGCGGAACTTCTTATAGATCGCGTGGTGAGCGATCCCCATCAACTCTTCCGCCGTGAGGAGACGGTTACCGCTCGACCGCTCAAACCCGTGCGCGTCAAGTTGCCAACGTGCGCGCGAGTATCCCGAATTCAAAAGAATGTGCTGGTGCTTATTGTTCTTGTCATACGGCCCGGTCTCGCCTGTCTCTTCGTCAAGACACATCGGCTTGTGTTTTACTACCGGCTCATCCGCGTACGCGTTGGTCGTATCGGTCGGCGGTTTCCGAAAGATGAGAAGATATTCAGGCATGCCTACGCCCATCTTTGTTCCGTCCTTGCATTGCTCCGTCCAGCCGAGCCGGTAGGTCTGATTATTTTCCCTCACCACATCGGTGACGATGGTCTTCATCCCCATGTACGCGAAGCCGTGCTTGATGAAATGGTCAATCATCCGGCAGTGGAACGGGTAGACGGTCTGAAATCCTAATCCCGTGATCCCCCCCGGTACGATGCGATCCTTCACATGGATCGCAGCAAGCCGACCCGGTTTCAGGACCTTTAAAACCCGATGGGTTAGAAAGTCCATCTGCTCGAAAAAGTGCTCCGCACTATCGGTGTGCCCAAAATCATTGTAGGATGCAACAAATTCGTACTGGTTGGAAAATGGGGTCGAAGTCAGGGCTAGATCTATGCTGTTCGGCTCCATCGTTTCCAATTCTTCCACGCTGTCATTGTTGACGAGTTTGCAAGATTTGGTCGTAACCTCGGCACGTTCACAACCCATCTGCCTGACCAGCACGCTTTGGATTGCGGCCTGGGATAATCCGTACTCGCGGATGATCTCGCTCATCCGCGCGGCCTGGAGATTGTGGCGCTCCCACTTCTGCATCAGGTTCTCGAGGATCAGGCGTTCCGACTCCGCATAGATCAGATGGATTCGGACGGGCTTGGTTTGCAAGAAACGCCGGATCCGGTGAACGGCTTGGATAAAGTCGCGGAATTTGAAACCGATTCCGAGAAAGATAGCATCCGCGCAATGCCGCTGCCAATTAACCCCCGCGCCGAGCATCACGGGTTTGCCGGCAATATACTGGATCTCCCCATCGGAGAATCTGGCAACGGCGTCGGCAATCTCATCATCGCCTCCCGGCTTCGCGCGCATGGCGCCGTACACGCTGACTACGTTCGGTACAGTCTTCTCGATCGCGAGTCGCTCCGCTTCGAGATCATGCCAGAGGATAAAATGTTTCTCGGGCTCGGCTTCGAGAATTTCCTCCATCTTGGCGATGCGTTCCGGGAGCGTGTCACGCTTTTCTCGAGCCGCTTCCGAAACTCCGTGGGATGCCTCGCGGAACATTCTTCCTTGCCCGTCCTTTTCTTCGTGCGCCGTCGAGTGGTCTACCTTGACTTCGTGCTTGATGACTTCGAGCGGGGGCAGAGCATAGCCTTCATCCGAGTAACCAAGGTCCGATGGCGTGTTCAGGAATAGCGCCCACGTGGAAACCCAGAGCCAGAATTCTTTCTCCTTGTGAGGGTGTAGGGTTAGCTTATCGGCGTGTACCGAGTCGCGTTTAAAGAATCTGGTTTTCGCCTGGCTCACGTCCATGATGCCGAGATAGGCCGCGAAAGCCAGCAGCTCGATATACTCGTTCGGGTCCGGTGTTGCGGTCGCAACGAAGCGGTACGGCACGTTCTCAAACAGGCGCATGAACTCGCGGAAGGTCTTCGTCCCGCCGAAGGATGCGAGGATGGTTGCTTCGTCCAGGCTGGTGACGATAAACTTTTGCGGATCGAGTTTTCCGTCGCGGACGGTTTCGTAATTGGTGAGGTAAATCCCAGTCTCTTCGCATTCTTCGATGCGCCTGACGAATTTCAACTCGATGCCGATTTTGGCCGCGTCTCTGGTGAATTCCTGCCTGACTCCTAGTGGCGCCACGATCAGGCCGCGGCCGTTGGTTCCTTTGGTTGCGAGGTATCGCAAGATTAGCCAGATGATGAGAAGTTGCTGGACCGTCTTCCCGAGTCCGAAACTTTCGAATAGCGCGCGTCTTCCGCCGCGGGCTCCCCAGATGATGCCGGCCACCTGGTGGGGTTTCAGTTCGAAGCCGCTTGCGAAGATCAACTGTGCGAAAAGCGACTGAAGGTCGCCGGGCTCGATGGGGATGCCGAGTTCTTGCGGCAGGTTACATTTCGCGCGTAGAAAGGCGTGGTAGGCTTCGATGGAGTAGTCGCCATCCGCCCTTTCCTGTGCGAGTGGGCAGCCTGCCCGGTGTCCGCGATGCACTTTGCAGGATGGGCAGTTCTCTCGCATCCCTTCGCGCAATGGCGGGTGAGAGTCCGTCTCAACAGTTGAACCCAGGCTCTGATCTTGATTTCCCATTTACATATTCTCCGTGTTTGAATCTAACCAGTCGCTCCCGTTGGGAAGTGAGGTCCGCTTGTTTAGGATCATTTGCCCTTGGTGATGCCGGGTTGCTTCATGCGCTCCGCATGATCCATTGCGAATTTCTCGAACGCCGCAATACGGTTGTCGATGCCGGCCATCTGAAACTCGTTGCAGCCATCAGCAAGGCAGATCTCACGATAATTATGCAGCATCGTTAGCGCGTTTCGGTCGCGGGCGCGAAACAGTATCAGCGGCTCATCGTCTGGGATTGATTCACCGTTGGAAGTTTTCACGATGGAAATATACGGCGCCGCGTTCTGGGTTTCCATGTGAAACTTGGGGTCTATCGGTCTAGTGAATTTCATATTGGCATTCTCTCTTTCAGGACCTTTCGCGCCCGGTCTATTGTGTCCAGGGTTTTCAAAATGGCCTTAGCGAGCGGCTCTGTCGCGTTCGGGTCAAGCAGGCGGAAGGCTTCTTTCACTTCCTCTTTGGCTTGCATCAGGTGTGCGTCGGCGTGCTTTTCGTCTCGCGTCATTCTAAATCCTCCGCTCGGTTTTCAAACGCCGTAATATGGCCTAGCCATGTCAGCTCTATTTTCCCAGTTGGTCCATTGCGCTGTTTCCAGAGCAACAATTCCGCCAGGCCGTGCAGGTCCTCGCGTTCCCGGTGGAGCATCTCCGGGCGCCATACGAAGGCTACCGCGTCGGCGTCTTGCTCAATACTTCCGGAGTCCCGGAGGTCGTGCAGGGCCGGCGCGCGGCGCTCTTTCAGGTTATCCCGGTTCAATTGCGACAGGAGGTGTACGTTGACATCCTCATCAGCCGCTAAAAGTTTCAACTGCCGGGTGATCTCGGACACTTCCGCGTTTCGGTTGGCGTGCTTCCCTATCGATTGCAAAAGTTGAAGGTAGTCGATCACTACCATAAAAATATCCTGCTGCTTGGTTTTCTTCCGCCGAACCGCGGCGCGGATTGCGCTCACTGTCGAGATTCCATACTCGGCGATCCAAAGCGGCCAGCTTAAAATCTGCTGGATAGCTTTCTGGATCCGAGTGCGTTCCTCCTGATTGAGATATCCGGCCCGGAGTTTCGCCCCGTCGACGCGGGAAAGCGTACACATCATCCGAGTGAATAAAGAGGCGCGCGACATCTCAAGCGAAAAGATGAGAACACCTAAGCCGGCCTGGGCTACGCTCATGGCTACCTGAACCGCGGCCGCGCTTTTTCCCATCGACGGGTTGCCGGCGAGCAAAAATAGTTCCTTGCGCCGGTATCCCCCGGTCATGTCGGTAAGTTTCACCCAAGGGGTTTTCACGAAGGTCGCGGTTTGATGCGGATTTAGAAAACGGTCGAGGCCGCCAGACTGCTCAATCACTTGTTCCAATCCAAGCACCTCGGCGGTCTGCTCTGGCTTGTAGCCGATCTTTGTGAGCGCGTCTTCCGCCAGCGCGATCAGTTCTTTTGAATCGCCCTGAGTTGATACGCAACGGTTGATGAGATTCTGGGACGTGACGATGATTTTTCGAAGCGCTGCTTTCTCGCGGATGATATCCACGTAGGATTCCACGCTGGGCATCTCCGGTAAGCCGGTGTCGAGCGAGGTCAGGTAGGCGATTCCGTCAACCGATTGGAGCTCGTGACGATCATTGAGATAGCTGGCGATGGTGACCCGGTCGATTTCCAGGCCGGTGGCGTCCATCGCATGTAACGCGCCATAGATGCGCCGGTGTTTCTCGAGGATAAAATCATCGGCCGCCAAAAGTTGAAATACTTCGGCGTGCTTTTGGTGCTCTAAAATGATC